AGCTAATTGTTGCTGATGATGCAAAATCAGCATTAAAAATAGCTCTTGATTGGCACGATAAGAATCCGTCAAAGTTTTAGGCTAAACTACCCACGCCCCTAGGCCGATCACCGAAAAGCAATGCCGTCATTGCCTGGGGCGTTTTTATTTGACGGATTTCATCAGGACGGACGATGAGCGAATTCACGCAATACTTCCCTGCAATCGTTCGGGAAATCTTTGGCGATAAGCCGACAGAAACAAAAAACGGTGGTCAGCGGTTACGCTTTGGGCAACACGGCTCAAAGTCAGTCAACCTAGACGAAGGCACATGGTACGACCACGAAGAAAAGACAGGTGGCGGCCCGCTTGATCTGATCACGCATATCCGTGGAGGGTCTATCGCTGACGCTATCAAATGGCTTGAGGATGTAGGCATCAAGCCGAAATCAGAATTTAAGCCAGCGCAATCAAAGAAATCAGGGACACTTGCCGCAACGTATAACTACGTCGATGAGCATGGCGAACTGCGTTATCAGGTCATGCGCTTTGATAATCCAAAGACGTTCAGACAAAGGTCATCAGATGGATCGTGGAGCATTAAGGGAATCAAACCGCTTCCGTATCGGTTGCCGGAATTCAACAAGCGCAACGACACGATTCTAATCGTTGAAGGCGAAAAGGATGCTGACTCGCTATGGAATCTAGGGCTGGTCGCAACGTGCAACAGTGGAGGCGCAGGGAAGTTTCCTGACGAAATAGTCCAATATTTCCGCAATCGACTGGTTGTCATTCTTCCAGACAACGACGAAGCTGGGCAAGATCACGCGTTACTGGTAGCGTCCAAGCTACGCAACGTGGCTACTTCAATCAGGATCGTTAATCTTCCAGATTTGCCAATCAAGGGCGATGTATCAGACTGGCTAAAAGCAGGTGGAACCAAAGAAACGCTGGTCAATATCTGCAAAGCCGCGCCACTGTGGGAATACGTAGAACCTGAACCAGTCGAACCAATTCAGATTGAAGCTATCCATGATGAAACGGTTCACGCTGAAACGGTCTACGCGCCGGAAATTATCACAAATTACCATGAACCGCTGAAACACACGAACGACAAAGGAAAGCCGCTTGCCCACATCGACAACTTGAAGCAAATCATCTATCGGCTTGGTGTAACGATTCGGTACAACGTCATAAGCAAGGACGATGAAATCCTGATACCTGGGAAATCGTTCAGCGTAGACAACAAGGACAACGCTTCGCTTGCATGGATCATCAGCGAGTGCAGTCGGTTCAACTTTCCAACGCCGCGTGTTCCAGAATTCCTTACATATCTTGCAGACCAGAACCTATTCAATCCTGTAGCAACATGGATCGAATCAAAGCCGTGGGATGGCGAGGAGCGATTAGCGACCCTCTACAACACGATCTACACGGCTCATAACAAGGACAACGAACTCAAAGAAATCTTGATGTATCGGTGGCTCCTGTCGGCTGTGGCGGCGGCATTTTCACCGACTGGCGTGGCAGCTCCTGGAATCTTGGTAATCCAGGGTGATCAGTACCTAGGCAAAACCAAATGGTTCAAGTCACTAGTTCCAGAAGAACTTGATCTGCTGAAGGAAGGCATGATGCTTCGTCCTGATGACAAGGATTCAGTGGAGCAAGCCTGCTCATTCTGGCTGGTGGAACTTGGAGAACTCGATTCTACGTTCAAGAAATCAGATATCGCCGCATTGAAGGCGTTTATCACAAACAAATCTGATGTATTACGCAGGGCATATGCCAGAAAAAAATCCCACTATGCGAGACGCACTGTATTCTTCGGATCAGTGAATCCAAAACAGTTTTTAAATGATCCAACAGGTAACAGACGATTCTGGACGATTGAAGCGAGGGAGATAAATCATTCGCACGATATAGATATGCAGCAAGTATGGGCTGAAGTATTACACCATTACCGAAAAGGGGAATCTTATTTTCTTACACCAGAAGAAATGGATTTACTGAATGAACATAATGAACAATTCACAGCGGTTGATCCAATCGTTGAGCGCATCAACACGCGCATGGCGTGGGATGATCCAGAATCACTTTGGGAATGGAAAACTGCAACGGATATTTTGCAGTCCATTGGCATCGATAAGCCGACAAGATCGGATGCAACATCAGTCGGTGGACACATCCGGCGCATGAATGGAAACAGGTCAAGACGAAGCAACGGAGTCAGCCTGCTGCTGTGTCCGAAGCTAAACAGTGCAACCATAGGTAAACCTTTTTGAGGTTGCACTGAAGGCTTTCCTGTCCTAAGTCATTGATTTTATGTTCTTTTATTGCTTACAGTGTAACCAGTGTAACCTATATATAGATAAAGAGTATAAAAAAGAAAAAAGAGGATATAGGACAGGATGCGCGTAAAAAAAACGTATATAGAAAATGAAAACAGGATGCACTTTGAAGGCAAAAAAAACGCTACAGGCCACGGATGGTGTGGCTTTGATGCCAGTGCAACCTATCAAAACAGGTTGCCCTATTGGTAGATCACCCTTGCGCAGGCCCCATCCACCACTGGGACTGCCTAAAATGCCGCGCAAGGTTCCTTGCATCACTGCCATCGAACATGGAGCGACGCGGATGGATGGTCAGGTGGTCAGCAACGCTCGACGCGGATACAATCGCCACCATCAGACAATTAACACTGGAGATATTGAATAATGCACCGCGAAAAAGAAATAATCCAATGGGCAACTGACAGAGGGATATTTGATCCTGAGCATGGATCATCAAGAACCCGTCAGGCAGACAAGACCAAAGAGGAACTATCGGAGTTATTTGAAGCCATAGAATTAAACGATGGTTATCTGGCGGTTGATGCCATTGGAGATATTATGGTTACGCTGGTTATACAGGCGCATATGTGGAATGTTGATGTAGAAACCTGTATTGAATATGCGTGGCAGGCGATTAAGGATCGAAAAGGTAAAATGGTGGATGGACTTTTTGTCAAAGAAGCATGAACGCAGACGCAAAACAGATTGGAGGGACGCATTACAAAGACATGGCGATGCAGCCGTGGGATGTGATGCAATCCGTTCTGACGCATGAAGAGTTTGTTGGATTCCTAAAAGGAAACATCATCAAGTATTCGATGCGACAGGGCAGGAAGGATGGCGCTAATGATGATGCGGAGAAGGCTATCCACTATGCTGAAAAACTTGATGAAGTGATGCGGAGGGCGAATGGAGACACAACAGGAAGCCCATAAAGTACGGTCAGGTACGGGTAATCGTGGCCTTGGGCGTAAACCAGGAGTGCCTAACAAAGCCACCAAAACATTCCGCGAAACGGTGACTAAATTGCTTGAACAGAATGCAGACAACGTATCGCTGTGGCTGGAACAGGTTGCGGCTGATGATCCTGCAAAGGCGCTTGATCTTCTGACGAAACTTGCAGAATTTGCCGCGCCTAAACTATCAAGGGTGGAGCAGTCTGGTGAGGTAGCCATCACAACCGGCTATCACTTCGCCATTGAACGCCCAACCATGAAGGAGCCGTTAGTCATTGAGCATCAACAAAATAACGCTAGCGCTCACTGACCCACAGGAGGAATTCGTATTCTCCGAAGCAAGGCATCCCGCTATGGTGGCTGGATACGGGTCTGGGAAATCGCAGGCGGCTGTAACGCGACTTGCGATACAGGCACTACGCTACCGAAAAATGGATTTTGGCTTTGTAGAGCCGACTTTCGATCTTGTGCGGCTGATCGCATGGCCTAGATTTGAAGAGCTGCTTTCATCATGGAAGGTCAGCTACAAACTGAACAAAGCCGATTCCATCCTGACTCTTGAAAACGAAAGCCAGATCATATTCCGATCAGCCGATAACCCATCTCGATTGGTCGGCTTTGAGATTGCAGACGGGATCATTGACGAAGCGGATACGCTAAGACCGGATCAGGCCAATGACGTATGGATCAAGATGCTAGGCCGTTGTCGGCAGAAAAAGCCGGACGGTTCTGCGAATACGCTTGCGGCTGTGTCTACGCCAGAAGGATTTGGTTTCATGTACGAACGGTGGGGGAAGAATCCTGCGCAAGGATACGAACTGATAAGGGCATCAACATGGAGCAATCCGTACCTGCCTGATGGATACGTCGATCAGTTACGCGCAACGTACAGTAGCAACCAGCTGGCGGCATATCTTGATGGCGAATTCGTCAATTTGAATGCAGGCTCCGTCTACCCATCTTTCGACCGCAGACTTAACGGTTCTGATGCCACGATCATTGCGCCAAAACACAGCAAGCCTGGCGAAGCATTGCACATCGGGATGGATTTCAATGTCACCAACATGGCGGCAGTTGTCCATGTCATCAGAAATGATGACCCAATAGCGGTTGAGGAAATTGTGAAGGCGTTTGATACGCCTGAAATGATCAAGATCATCAAAGACAGATATCCAGGTCACCACATCATGGTTTATCCAGATGCCAGCGGTTCTGCACGAAAGACCAACAATGCCTCGCAATCTGATCACGCTTTGCTTCGTGCGGCAGGGTTTCAGGTTTGCGTAGATTCACGCAACCCGGCAGTCAAGGATCGCGTCCTGTCGATGAATAAAGCAATCGAAGAGCGGAGATATCGCGTCAACGTTGATAACTGTCCTGTTCTGGCTGAAGCCTTGGAAAAACAGGCATACAGCAAGTCTGGTGAACCTGACAAGGCATCTGGATTCGACCACTCGAATGACGCGACAGGCTATTTTGTGGTATATCGCTATCCTATCCAGAACAATAGACCGCAGTTTGCCCGCGTAGTAGGTATTTAGCATGGCAGTAGACACAAAGCACGAAGAATACGAAGAGCATTATGACCAGTGGGAACGGTGCGAACACGCCGCTGAAGGTCAGGATGAGATCCACGAACACGGCGTCAAGTACCTACCAAGGCTGTCTGGGCAAACAGATCAAGAATACAAAGGCTACCGAGATCGAGCACTGTTCTATAACGCGACACAGCGCACCATTGATGGTCTGACAGGCATGATGTTCCTGAAGCCACCGGTTACTGAATACTCAACGGCAATGGAGTCACTGGTAGCTGACATCACGATGTCTGGACTATCACTGCATCAGTTCGCAGAGATGCTTGCAGAGGAAGTGGTCAAGATTGGTCGCTGCGGTGTGCTGGTAGACCATCCACCAATGGCAGAGGCAATCACGCTGGCACAGGCCCAGACGCTGGGTATGCGCCCATATATGCGGATGTATGACGCAGAGGCCATCATTAACTGGCGCACAGACCGCATCCAAGGCATAGATATGCTGACCTTGGTCGTTCTCGAAGAAGATTACGAAATCTACGAGGACGAATTTAAGGCTGAATGTAAAACCCAATGGCGGGTACTGGATCTGCCAGAAGGTATCTACCGCCAGCGGGTATTCCGCAAGAATGAAAAGGGTGACTTCTATGTCGAGTCTGAACTGTTCCCGCAGTCACAAGGCAGACCGATTGCCCGTATCCCGTTTGAGTTCTTTGGAGTCCGTGACAACAGGCCAAACGTGGACAAGCCTCCTCTGCTTGACTTGGTTGACGTTAACATCAGCCATTACAGAACTACCGCTGATTACGAACACGGACTGCATTTCACGGGCCTGCCAACTCCGGTTGTCACTGGTTTTTATTCTGATGACCAATCAGCGCAACTCAGAATCGGATCAGGCACAGCTTGGCTGCTTCCCGACCCAGCAGCAAAGGCTTTCTATCTCGAGTTCTCAGGTCAGGGACTCTCCGAACTGAGGGAAGCATTGCGCTCAAAGGAATCCATGATGGCTACATTAGGGGCCAGAATCCTTGCACCAGAAAAACGCACAACAGAAACTGCACAGACTGCTGCTATTCATAGAGCAGGAGAGAACTCTGTTCTGGCATCTATTGCCCAGTCAATCAGCATTGGCCTAACCCATTGCCTTGAATGGATGGCGAACTGGTCAAGCATTGCTGGAGATGTGCGAATCGAGATCAACCGCGACTATATTCCGCAGTCAATGACGCACCAAGACGTTGCCGAACTGGTTAAGTCTTGGCAGGCAGGCGCTATTAGTCACCAGACGCTGTTCGACAATCTGGTAAAGGGTGACATCATCAGGCCAGAAGTCAGCTTTGATGATGAGAAGGAGCGCATTGATATGACTCCTCCGGGTATGCCGACCACCGCATGACCGCTAACGAAGAAATCAGAGACAGAGCAATAGCGCACCAGATTTATTTGCTGCGCTATGAATCTGGAGTTACCAGAAAGATCCTGAACGTACTGGCACAGGCTGACAAGGATCTGGCTGCACAGCTATCTGACATTGAATCTGGATTTACAGTAGAGCAGATAGATGCAAGGCTGGCAGGCGTTCGCAATATCATTAGCGCATCATGGGAAGAAGCTGGCCGGGATCTATCATTGGAACTGGCTGACCTAGCTGAATACGAAGCCAATCACCAAGAGCAAGTCATCCGTGATTCAACGCCCGTAGAACTCAACATGGTCAGCCCATCAGCAGAGATGCTGATTGCCGCAGTAGAGGCAAAGCCATTTGAAGGCAAGCTGTTAAGCGAATGGGTGGAAAAGCTGAATCAGGACAGCTATACACGCATACGCGATGCTGTACGCATGGGCATTGTTGAGGGTGAGTCATACGGCCAAATTACAAAGCGAGTCATAGGCACAAAAGCGCTGAAATATGCTGATGGCATCACAGCACTTAATCAAAGACAGGCACAGGCATTGGTGTCAACAGCAGTCGCGCATACGGCAAACCAAGCAAGACAAACTTTCTATGGTGCAAACGATGACCTCATCAAAGGCGTTCAGTGGGTATCAACTCTTGATGCTCGAACTACTCCTATCTGCCAGTCACGGGATGGAGAGGTATACCCGGTTGATTCTGGGCCTAGACCACCTGCCCACTTCAGATGTCGATCGGCAACTACTCCAGTCCTTAAGTCATACCGAGAACTCGGAATTGACCTAGACGAAGCGCCACCGGGAACTCGCGCCTCTATGGATGGTCAGGTATCAGAAGCAGAAACCTACCAAACATGGCTAAAAAAGAAACCCGCCGCATTTCAGGATGAGGTACTCGGCCCGACTCGCGG